TTTGTTCTTGGAGGATACGAAGGTTAGACTGTTTGCTTTTTAGGAAGTAGGCGTCTTTAGCAGACTGAGCATTCTGGGCAGCTGCTTTGTTTTGAGCGGCGNCACCTGNTAGTCCACNTAATACCNTACCCCCTGCTGATACGGCCTGCATACCCGTAGCCATAGTCGCGGCAGCTGTTGCGCTTCCTGCGACTGCGGAAGTCCCGGCCACAGCGTTACCTATGGCAAGGAGTGTTGTTGGCTCACACATTTTAATTTATCCTTACAAATTCATAGAACGGAAGCTTTTCCGCTCCGTATTTTTCGTGCTTGTTGATGAACGTGAAGCCCATCCAATCAAGCCACTTCATGTGGACAGTGTTTCGGGCATCGACACAGTTATAGAGGACAGCATAATCCCCTGCTAAATAGTCGAGGGCTGCTTTGCTTTGACGCAGAAAGGTCATCTGATATTGATAGATGTCATCTGTAGCGCACATCCAGACGACCCCTGCGCCTTCTANAGGAGAAGGNACGACCCCACAGAGACCAACACGGTCTCCNTTAGGTGCGCGTAGGGTCAGTGAGGTTCCCCCAAGATCGAGGGACTGTAGTAGCACCTGTCGAGGTCTCCGGCCTGTAGAGGCCAGACACTCTCTGTAGTCTGCTTGTCTCAATCTTGGGGCAACGTAGTCGATATCCTCCACCGTGGTTGGTGTAAGAAATTTATCCATTAACTCTTCTTGATCTGAGGTGCATAGAACCTTCCCATTCTGCCGATAGGAATTGGCANGGGAGGTGGCTATCACTTTCTATTATTACACTAAGTCGATCAGCCTTGGACATCACAGGGAACCTGAAGTCACCTGAAGCCAAAGTTGTCGTACCTAGAACACCGGCACCACCACCAATCACACGACCTGTGTAATCGTTAGTTCCGCCAAGACCATACTCTTGTAGAGGTCTGTATCGAGGCAGCACTTTAACAGTAAAGTCGCCGCTATCTTGGTAACGTAATAGCCAATGCTTGATCTGTAAGCGTCCACCAGTGATGGCAACACGACCACCATTAGCTGTTGGTTCCTTCAGGGTAGGCTCTGAGAACTCATAGGTCATCAGGTAAGGCTCACCCACATAGAATTCTGTAGCTGTTCGGTCACCGGATACAGTCAATGTAGCACCGTTGGTTGCTGTTTGAGCAATCACTTGTCCCTGATTGGTTCCGCGTGTCACGATGATAGGTGTAGTCAATACATATGGTGTTACGATTGTGGTTGTATTCGACACAGCATCATAAGTTCTTGTGGTGTCTGCTTCTGTCATACGGAAGTCCAGACGGGTCACATAGTCCTGATCGGTATCTGTACGCCCTGCATCGAACTGCATTTTATAGAGGATCGTATTACCGTCCTTGTTTCCTACGATATACAATGCACTCTCAATGAACTCAGCGTTGAGGATGTTTAAACCGTTGATGGTATATTTAAACCATGCTGACTGAACTTTCTCGCGACCGGCCCAATGATACTTATACAGATATAAAGCGTCTGTATCTTGGGTTGTTAAGCAAACCAGAGCGTTCTCTGTGGTACTTGCAACCATCTTGAAGACACCGTCAGGGACATACTTGGCAACGTGTGCTGTAACGTCCTGAGCATCTGATCGATCTGTATCATCGATGACATAGTACTCACGCACCGATGTGAAGCCGCCGCGCTTTGCAGGAAAGTATACAACATTACCGGCAGATGCAGGCTGTGCTAATGTACTAGCTTCATACTCGGTGGTCTGACTGATCGATGTGTTCTTAGGTGTGATGAAGTCAGTACCCTTGAGAATGAACTGTGTCTGGTCGGAGAACAGCAACAGCTTACGGTCAAACGCGATAGCATGCTTGAGTAGCGACACTTTGGTATGGCTAGCTGCTACATCAATCGGATCGTTATCTAGCAGTGTCCTTGCAGTGGTCGCGAAGAAGTCAAAGTATTCTGAAGTCCTCGACATGACCACGTTCTCACCNGCGAGAAANCCTAGTCGGTTCTGGAAGAAGAATACGTCTNTAANCTTCCGGCCAATGAAGGATGGATTAGGCACAGATGTTAAATCACCCACAGCCCTGTCACCCCATTCAGCTACTTCAAAAGTAAACGAACCATCCGGCTGACGTATTAAGAGGTGAGGCATTGTTGATGCATCAATCTCATACTCAATGTTAGGTTCTACCCATTCGATCCATGTACCTTCACCGATCTTAGTCTGTGTGCCGTTGTCGGATACAAACTTGACATAATAATCATCAAAGTCATTTGTCTGGTCACCCTGAACATGGGCAATATAACCGTCAGGTGCTTTGTTGGGTAAATCATCGAAACGCTGCACGGTCCCTACAGTTGCTGAAAGACCTTCGTCACCTATGCTATCGTAGGTTGCTAGATCGAACTGAGCGTTGCCTGTCTTGGTTATAACAACTGTGCTACCGTCTGCACGGGCTGTGAAGCCTGAGACTAAGTTGATAGCGTCTGATAGCTTTGTAGCAATATCATCGGTTCTCGTTTCAACCTGATCGGTCAAGGAGGTCTCTATGTCTGCTGCAATAGCCCCATCGAGGTATACAGTGTATCGCTGGTTATAGTCGCCCTGCTTNACAGAGATTAGACCTGTGTATGGGTAGAGTGGGGTCAACGCGCTCGACATCGCTGTTGTTTGCGATGTGTTAACTATAAACGTGTAGTCGGCTACTGTAACTGCGCGGAAGTCAGTAGCTGGTGTGGTACTATTCAAATAAGAAGTACCGTCTGGATATGTGACAGTCTTTTCCACACCATTTAAATCATAGATAGAAATCTGATTAGAAGCGTTAATAAATACAAAATAACGCTCAGTAGTATCTCGGTTAATGAGATGACTGAATGACCCGATAGTTTCCGAGGCACTCATTGTTGCTACGTTTTCTAGCGGTGGTCGCTTTTGTAGCCCCTCAACAAGAGAAGGGAACGCATTCTCCATTAGCTCTGCCTGTGAAGACAGACGGAGCGCCGGTGACTGCTGAGAAACGCCTTGCACTAGGTTGGGGATGGCAGAACTAATTAGGCCCATTACAATATCCTACGATTAAATCCACGGTTCATGACGCGGGATACTGAATAGCTATCCATCATGTTGTAGTCTGCAGTATCGCCTTCAAATTCCTTGAGGTCGATCAGAGCGGATTGCTCATCCCTACGGACCATCTGGTGGATGCTCTCAGAGTTCAGCATACGATCTGAGTAGATACGAGCCGCGCGTGTTGTGATGTATTTCTTTGCGACATCTGGCAGAACCGAGAAGTCTTGGTAGTAAACTATGGTAACCGTGATAGGCGATGTGAATGTAAAGGTGCGGTCATCGAGGTCGAACAGTCGGTTCTCTCGGATTACAACATTAAAATCATCAGCATCGATACGAGCTACGTCATTNGGAACTACAAGTTGGCTGTTGTTGTCTGGTGTAAGCTTCACACCGTCTTCTGTGTTGAAGTGCCAACCTTTTCCCTGAACCTCACGACTTACTTCGTTCAAGACCTGCTTGGCTATAGATACGTCAGTCACTTGGTTACCGTCTAATGTGTTGACGGGTGCCTCACCGATTGTTGTCAGTAGGACGTTGACCGCTTCTAGTTCGGTCATGGACGATGGTTTAGTCATGATGTCCTCATATGAAAAAAATGGGCAGGCCCAGTATTGGACCCGCCCGAAATGTTATTAAGCAGTGGCGATTTCTACCGCGCACTCAGGACGCAGGACACCGTGGCCCATTGCGTACTTAGCAGCCATGAGTGTACCTTGGTACATGACTTCAAAGTCACCAGATGTACGCTCTACTGCGAGGTCCATCAATTTAACTGTACCGATAGCCTGCTTCTGCATGACCAGAGCTACTGTGTTGGAGAAGTCACCTGAGTAGGTGTTGTTCTCGCCAGCAACGGCAGCTACGTTAGATGTTGGCAGGTTGTTAGATTTAACAATCTGGATACCAGCAACTTTCAGAACTGTACCCTCGGCGTATACACCAGCTCCACCCCAATCACGGTTGATTACAGAAGTCTCTTGGACCAAGTTGTAATACTGTGCAGGAGCTACGATAGCTACGCGCTCATTCTCTGGAACGTCTTTCTCATCCATTGCTTTCGCAGCGTCAAAGATAGCAGCAGCCAAAGCCGCACCAGTTGTACCAGCGTTTGCAGATACCAAAGTTGTACCGCCGTTACCGCCGGAAATGGTTGCAGCTGAACGCGCACCCAAGAGACCTACGCGCATTGTGCGTGTGTCGAATTCTTTAGCCAGAGCCATACCCAAGAGGCGGCTGTACTCAGCGCGCACATCGTAGTGGTTCTTGGCTTCGTCGATGTTAGCAATGAATGTGTCAGCAATCAGAACGTCATCGATGTTGATGACAATCTCATTGTGAGCAATTTTCTGTGTACCCAGCAATGGAGTACCTACAGTGTGGTAAGCAGCGTTGGCTTTGCCGGTCACTGGGAAAGATGCTGACTTACCGGACGAGATTGTGCGGGAAGTGTGCAGGTCTTTCATTACGTTGGTTTCGTCAAATGCAGTGAGAACTTCGCCTGCGAAGACTTTGAGGAACAANGCNTTTGATGTCGCGAAGTCCGNTGGTGCTNCCTTGTTGACAACACCTAAGCGTGATGGAGTTACGTTTGCCATTTTCTTATCCTATGGAAAAATATTTTAGATTGAGAATGACTGTCGCTNANTACTTGTCAGGGTTGTCGGACGCATCCGGCCTAGTCGTTCATTNTCGATAGTCTCAGCCACCTAAAGAGGTGTGCTAGTTATTCTCTCATAGGAATTGACGGGACGCAGTTGATACCTGACGCCCCGCCAGAGGTACTTTTAAAATACCGATGACCGCCCTAGCTTACCTTCCACATCCTTAGTGTATGCGGAGTCCTTACCGTATCGGGGGTCTTTCATTGCAGCTACAACTTCCGCTGTGCTGCGGAACTCATCCTTGGCAGGGGCAGATGCCTTACCGGCAAGCAATGTAGGCTCAGAGCCTTCCATAGCTTCACGCTTAGATACAAGCCATTCGACTGCCATCTTTGCGTTATCTGTACCTGTCCCAACCATCTGGTTGTAGAGTTCTAGTTCTTTTGTATCGAGCGCATCACGCGCCCAATCTGTCAACTCTTTGTAGCCTTCCTCACCGCCTACCACTTCCATAACTTGGGTGGCATCTGCAGTTTGTGCAGCGTTCATTCCGTTGATGTAGGTTTCCACCATTTCTTTGGGGTAACCCATAGCTTCTAACTCAGCGAAACTATCTTCGCTTAACTCACCAGAGCTTGCAAATTCTTCAGAGAACTTTTCAAAGCTTACAGGTTCTGACTGACCTTGCGGCTCTCCATCCGTATCAGATGGCTCTGCGGCTGTGTCTGTCGATCCTGAGAGTTTCTTCTCAAGTTCACTGTAGGACTTTGCTAAATCCTCTGGTGAGTTAAACTTTTCTGGCAACCATTCTGGACGTTCAGATTGGTTATCCTCCGCAACGGGTGCGTCAGGGCCAGTTTCGTCTTCTGTGATTGTGATTGTTTCTGCCATATTTAGTGGTCGATCCGTTTAATTGTGGATGCACCTTTAGAGATGGCGGGTGCAGCCAGTGGTTTCTTTTCAGGTGTAGCTTCTTCAGCCTTCACCTTCTCCACTGCCTTGCTGTCTTTGGCTTTCAACATAAGAGTTTCCTAGTGCTTTTGCGCCTTCTTGAATAGTACCGGGCCCAGCTTGCATCATCATTTGCTGCATCTGTGCCTGTTGCTGTTCTTGCGCTATTTGTTCTTGAGTTTTGATAAGACCTTCTGTCTCGATACCGAGTGCAGTGGCCCTACGTTTGATGTAATCTTGGAGGTTGACGTATTGCTGTAAGACCTCTGGTCCAAGAGCTTGTGTCATACCTTGGATAAACAGATCCAGTTTACGGAGGTCATGCCCCCGACCCAGTGCTTCCATCCCTGTTACAATCGTAGGTTTAACTACATTGTCTGGCAGCTTTGGCAGCTTCTTGGCCTTAGTCAGTACATCAATCTTGCGGTTAACGTAAGGAAGTTGAAATTCCTGTGACAGGATCGAGTAGATACCTGATAGGGTATCCTCTAGTTCTCCTGCGAGGTATCGGATTTCTTCCGCTGTAACTCGCTCTCCGTTTCGTTGAACAGAAGATTGAAGCATAAACTGTTGTGATAAGCGTTCTTCAATTCCCTGCATTGCCTGATAAGCCACACGGAAATCGTTAAACTTATCCATTTGCAGGACTGATACATCGTTACGATTACCCTCAATGATTGCTGTATTCTCAGCCTGGGCGATTGTACGCATGCGGGTTGTGCCGTTTGGGTTCACCATAAAGAGAACCTTGGCCGCTGCCGCTGCACCCTCAACGATTGCCTGTGACAATCCTTCAAGAGAACGTAAGTCGCCTAGAAGTTCTTCTACAAAGCCTCGACCATAATCTTCACCATCAATGCGGGAGAACCGCAGGGGTAGGAATGGAACTGAGCCTTCTTTATATTTACCCTTCGTGCCGGTTACTACTGTACCCTTGCACTCTTGATATACGTTGTAGAATAAATTCTTCCGCTCGATGTGTGTGTAGACTTCTACAGTCTTCTCATCACCCTCAAGCTTACCTGAGATGTTTGCGGCTGTCGCTTTGTCCAGAGCGTTGGGAGAGACATGCTCTACCACTACAATCTCTAANACNTCTCCGTTGGGAGCGCGAGAAACTACATAACTATCTAGGTGTATTACTCTGGTTTTATCGGGTCCAACGTGGAGTAGGACATTACCTCCGACAATTAANTGTTTCAATGCTTCATGCACCGCAACTCTGTCACCAGACGTTTCAATCTCTGACATAACTGCCCGTTCATACTCNCCCAATTGCTGTTCAATTGAGGTACGAGCCGCATCATCTTGAGCCATCTCTTTCAGAGTGTAAGGCTCAACCATGAAACGGAAGAACGGGGAGTTAGGTGG